ATTTCGAATTTCATCTAGTTCTCCTTTCACTCCATAATAACACGAAAGTACAATTCTGTCAAGGCTTTTCGATCAGCAGAGTATTGAATGATTGATTCCTCGTGCCATTGATCAAAATCCAAGTCAATTTTTTCAGCTTCAGAAATAACCTGTTCGTAAGAATATAAGCCATTTTTTATTGCTAAAAGAAACTCTGCATTCTGTAGAGGAAACTTGATCTCTCCTGTTAGTAACAACTGTCTTCCTTCTTCAATCAATCTGAAGAGATGATATGCGTGTTTTGTGTCATAAGCATGAGCGTCTTCCAGTGCTTTTCTTGCTGGATTACGATTCTTTTTCCACATTGCGTAGTTGTCCCACTTCTTTTTAGCAGTCCTATATTCAACCTCTCTATAAATCTCATCTGCTATAGCTTCATGTAAATATGCTTTGCCAATCTTTGCAATTGCATCAAGCCCCTCGCCAGAAATTAGGGGGGCATCTGGCAAGCCGTATTCAAACCTTGTTGGCTTTTTCGCTGGAGGATCAATAAACCAAGCCCTACGCCTCTTAATTGCGTGTAGCTGGCTAACTGCATATCCAGAGAAAGAATATCTTGCTTTCTTGCTGACAAACAAATGCCTGTTATCAATAATCTGTTGCCATCTGTCATCCATATGAACAATGTTCTGTTCTGGTATGAACAACATTTCGATGATGTTTGGATTGTTGTCCGCACACAGCTTGAAAAATTGTGCAAGGGCATAGATTGTTTTGTCTTTGTCTTTGAAGCCCTTGTCTTTTTGTTCGAAATTCATAAATGGATCTAAGAGAACTTCTTGGGGCGGGATTGCTACCCCAAAAAAGTCATAGTCGCTAATTTCAGTGTGAGTGCCATACAATCGACTGCCAGTTATGCACTCGAATATTTTATATTTTTTATCATCTGGGTCGAATTGTGTCATATTTAATTATTCCTTGTTTAACCAACCGTTTATTTGTTTCATAACATCTAAACGATCTTGGGATTTGTCGCGTCTTTTGACTCTGCCTCTAGCCTTCAATAGTTGTTCCATAAAATATATCGCATATTCTTTATTTTCATAATAAATACGATCTTTATCAAACTCGTTAGCATCCCTTGGGTCTGATGATTCTTTCCATATGTGAATTAATCCATCCACGCGCAACCCAATCCTTAATCCACCAAAACTAAAATGCATTGTTGGAGGAATCGAGCCATTTTCACATACAATATTCCAAGTGCACAATAGTGATTTTGAAAACCTTCTATCAAGTTCTTCGTCTTTGCTTTCTATGCGCTTTAATATCATGTCTAAAAATTCTTTGATGTTTCCATTATTTTCTTGTTGTTTTTTCATAATAAAATGCTCCTTTTATCTATTCCTTAGTTTCCCCATCAAACAATCCTTTAGCTAAAGCCTCGGCTCTTTCTTCAAATTCCACATAAGTAGGATACATTTCCTCAATAGCCTTGGTGTTGTTATTGTGAGAATCAATCAATGCTTTGAAAACTTCTGCTGTTGTGTTGTCTACTTGGAATATATAGCCTTCAAGCTTTTTAATTTTCTTTTTATTTTTTCTTATGCTTTCTTCATGTCTCATAAGTTTGTAAACCATAACCAAAAGTATTATTGCAAATATGGCAAACTGCCAATTCATCATAGATTGTCTCCCTGTTATTCTGAATGTTTAAGCAAAAAGTCTGGATTGATCACTTTGAATGAAATATTTTTTTCATAGTTTCTAACAACAACACCCTCCCTCAAAACATTCGCAATTACAGATTTTCCTTTTGCATATTCTACCATTTCAGAAATCGTTGGAAGTATTGCAAAATTATTATTGAGCAATGGCACAAACTTAATGCCACAATCCTCTAACATCATTTTTGCTTCTAGGTTGCAATATTTTTCTTTGTTAGAAAAGATCAAATTGAATGCAAAGAAATCTCGTTCATCAAACTTATATTTGTTTTCTTGAATTCCTGGGCCAATTATTTCTCCTTGAAGAACAATGTATTTACTGTCTCCAATCATTTTTCGCAAGACCTTTTCAATATTGTATTTCTTTGCAATTTCCCAATAAGAACTGTTGTCTGGTTTTGGCAACAAAAGATTGCGACTACAAACACCAAAGGTAAATCTTGTTCTGAACAACCCTTTGTGCTTTACGAGAAAATATGTTCCACTTTGCCCATCAAGTTTTTCGCTAATTTCAAAAACTGTATCCTTTTCTCGCTGGCAAATGTTTGGAAATAATTGTATTCTATCTTCATCTGTTTTCTTTATAAAAGACGGAAAGGAAGCCCTTCTTTTCCCAAACAATCTTCTATACCACTTCATGCGATTCAGAAATTTTTTAATTTTGTTCTTTTCTCTGGCGTTCTTTTCTTCAAGAAGTCTTTGCTCAATGACTGCCTGTGGATCATATTTAACAACGCCAAGAATGTTTGTTACGTCTTTGCCCTCTGTGTACTTGCCCTTTGGCAATACAGATAAAGGCAATATCAACCCTTGGCTAACAGTTTTTCTAAGCTTGATTGTTCGAACCCTAAACTTCCTTTTCCTAAGAAATTCATATTCTGGCTTGTCTGGCATAATAGAATCTATTTCAATATAGACAACCAGATCTCCAACTTCTAATTCATCTTTCTTGGCAACAACAACCTCCCAGCCAAGAACGGTGGCTTTTTCAATAGCATCTGCATCTGGAATAGGTTCGATGCTAACAATTTTTTGAATGGTTGCAAGTTTTCTTGTCATGTTTCTCCTTTCTGTTATAATAAAACCAGTGTTTTATTTGAAATCCTGTAATCTTTCTTTTGCGGCATCAAAGTATTCTTTATTTTTTTCAATACCAACACACCTTCTGTTTAGTCTTTCGCAAGCTTCGGCAGTCGTGCCAGACCCAAGATACGGATCAAGAACAATATCTCCCTCATTAGTTGACTTTTCCACCAAATGCATTATGAGATTTAAATTCTTTTGAGTTGTATGAATCTTAGACCTCTCTACTGGGAATCTTAGTACCGTATTCTCATATCCACCATTGTATGTTGCTTTTGGTTTTTTCCCATAAGCACATAATTCCACGCCACTGACCCACAAGTGCTTACAATTCATTGGGGAGGGGTTAGTTTTTTCCCAAACAATGCACCTTCTAGAATACTTGTTCTCTCTCAGGAATGTGTCAATGAAAGAATACTGTTGAAACCCGCAGAACATATACAAAGATCCCAATAAAACGCTATCTAGAAGGGGAAGAACAACGGACAAATCTATTTCTGCGCTATCCGCAATTCCTTTATCAAGAACCCTTAATCCATTGCTTGGCCTATTGGCTTCATTATATGGAATATCCGTAATTATTGCATCGAACATTACTCCCAAGTCTGGAATCATGTCTAAGCAATCCCCGTGGTAAATTTCAATTCCGTTTTTTATTTTCATGTTACTCCTTCCAATAAAACGATTGTTTTATATCCAAACAAAATCTGAGCATATCATCTCGCCATCCAAGAACAACTGTATTTCAAATCCGTGTCCGCAAACCGTTGGATCAATCGCCATAACAAGATTCTCTTTCAGATATTCTTTTATCACAAGACCAATTTCATCTTTGCTCCATTCTTGTAATTTTGTGTTATCCATGTTCTCTCCTCTCAAGATAAAATTATCGTTTTATTTTGGTTTCTTCCACGAAACCTCAAGCCAATCCCAATTAATAAAATTCCTCTGAACCCTGTATCCTTTTGCTCGTAATGCCTTCAAGACATTTTTTGTAAAAGGAAGTGTTGTAATAGTTGTTGTTTTATAAAATCCCTTTTCAGCAGAATGCTCAATCCCATTAATCGCTTTGTCAATTTGACGTTTCAACTCAACTCCATCGTTCAAATACTTTTCCGTCATTTTTTTTGCCTCTTTTGCATGCATTCTAATCTCTCCTTTCCTAATAAAATGGTCATTTTATTTGTCCTTTTTCGCAATTTCTTCTAATGCTATTACTTCCCTGTATCTCAATACCAATTCAGTCCATTGTGATATGGCTCTTATAGTACTCATAGCACTTGCTACAAATGAACAACAAGATATAGTGTCACTAATTTCTGGTTCTATTCCACAGATAGGACATTGCAATACCTGATATTTCTTATCCATTGTTCTCCTTTCAATAAAACAAGCATTTTATCTTTCCTCTGTTAGAGGGCAATCTTGACGGAATCCTTCTTCTGGGATTTCCAAGCCCTCGAATCTATGCGCTTTTTCCTTAATCCAATTGCCATTATCAATTCTGCCACAAAAGAATGGACTTTCGAAATCAAATGTTTCAGATAAGCTAACCCTATAAAGGCAATGTTGACAATCTGTAACAAATATAACCTTAGTCATTTTTTACAACCTTTTCTCCAACGCTGTAACAGCAATCCATTGTTGCTGTGCCCACTTCAAATGGATATGTGACATACCCAAAATAGTTTTCGACAACATATTCTGCATCAAACATTTCTGCGTCAACGAGCATAGTTTCCGCAATTTTATTGATGTGTATTCTCCACGATTTTTTTAGCAAATCTTTTGCCTCTTCTTTATTTTTGCCAAAAGCATAAATATCAACAGATCCACACCCATCGCTCAAGTGCAACATTATGCCTTTCA